TTCCATGAAGGCGCGGTCGTTCCCGAGATGGTCGGACTGACACATGGGCCACTCGGGCTTGCGGACTTGATCCAGATATTGGATGCATGTCGGAAGCACCTTTTCCACAAGGTCAGGCCGCTCATCTCGATAGACGATAGCCGGGAAGTAGGCAAAACCCTGCATTAGCCGTCGATGTAAGCCACCAACGCTTGCGCAAATGCCGTGATGTCCGCAGCAGTCACTTCACGAGAGTCAGCGGGCTTGCTACGGGCGTTTTCAAGCAACGTATCTTTTGCCATACGTACCATCTCAAGTTTGGCACGTTTTGCTTCAATCGCCAGTTGATTGGCGTGGCGAGAAGCCTCCATTGCGGCTTGTTGCGCCAGTTGTGCATCCATTGCGGCCTGTTGTTCAGTAGTCAAAGCCATTTCTTGCTCCTGTTAAGACTTCATATCCTTCATGGCGATATTGCCGTACCACGTCGAACCTCCGTTTGGGGTGAAGAAAACCCAAACATCAACAGCACCCGCCGAGGTTGTGCGAGACAGCGTTGCTGCCCCGCCAGGGAAAACAAAACTACCGCCAGACCAAGCCACAGTTCTACCCGCAGTGCTGTCGTTCGTCAAGATCAGCGTGAACGAAGACGAACCCGTGGCGATTGGGTTAGAGAGTGTAAACGTGCAGTTGCCGGTCAACGTGGCTGTAAACACGTTGGCGGTCTGGAGGTTGATGGTCGTGGAGGTTCCAGAATTGCCCAGAGCCACCACCGTGTCAGCGTAAGCCACCGGACGGGTAAAGCCCGCAGCGGTAATCCGCAGCACTTCAGCGCCGCCTTCAGCGAACGCGATCTCATCTGCCGTGGGGAAAAAGATACCCGTGTTGAGGTCAGTCGAGCGGGTAATCACCGGAGCGGAGGCACTGCCGTTTGAACTCAGGGCAAACTGACCACCTGCGGTGATCTGAGCGCGCTCTGCAAGAGTGCCCGCGTTGTTGGTGTAGAACTCAAGGTTGGCTGTAATGGTCGTGCCAGACGCCGCACTCAAGCGGGACGCAACAATCGCAGACCGCTTCTCGGCTGCTGCTGTGCCCGTGGTTCCAAACACCATGCTGCCGAGCACTCGGGTGTCCGCAGTTGCGGCGCTGTAAGCGTAGATTTCAGCGGCAGAGTTTGCGTCCGTGCCGCTATTGCCAACCGTGATGGAGTGCTGATTAGAACTACTGTTAAGCCGGTTAAGCGACGTAACCCCAACCAACAAGTTGCCAGTCGCATCAAGCGTCAAAGCCTGGGTGCCGTTGGTGCTGAATCCGAGGGTGTTGGTCGTAGCCAAGAACATACCGTTGCCAGTGGCGGTGCCGCCGGTCGGAATAAACTTGGTGGCAGACGCCGTGCCCGTGGTCGTGAAGTTGGTGCCGTCAAACGTCAGCCCCGCAGAGTCCGTGAGGTTTCCACTTGCACCTGCATAGGTAATCCGGCCAGAAGTCAACGAAGAATCGTTGATATTGTTGGCCGTGAGCGTGGTGCCGTCGAAGGTCAGATTTGCAGACTGACCAACCGCACTTGTAGACGACGCATAAAAAATTTGATTGGCACTAAATGTCGTAAGCCCCGTACCACCGTTTGTGGTAGCGAGCGTACCCGCAAGAGTGACTACACCAGCGGTTGCCGTAGAAGGCGTAAGGCCAGTGGTGCCCGCACTAAATGTTGCGACACCATCCGCTGCGCTTGAAGCAACTTTGGTGAAATCACTGCCGTTCCAGACGACGACGGCGCTCTCACCCGCCCCCAGTGTCACGCCCGTGGTCGGACCTACGCCTACGATCTTCACAGACTGCAAAGTCGAGGTGGCGTTGATGACGATGTAGGGCTTGCTTGCCGCCGGAGCGGTAATCGTCAACAAACCTGCCGGGTTACCCGTGCAGTTGATGATCGAATACTGAGAAGAGCCGGTAGACCCTGAGCCAACCTGCGTCAAAGCAGATGCAGTGGTCTTACTCAGAGTAACCGCTGTTTGGCTACCGCTGATGGTCTGCGTACCGGCTACCGCGCCGTCAAGATAGGTGGTGATGTAGTCGTTGACCGTATCACCCCAGGTACCAGACAGTTCTCCGGTGACCGGGAGGGCAAGGCCCAGGAGGGAGGTGTATGAGGTGGGCATCTAATGCTCCTATTGCGTATTGATGATTGTCCAACCCGCGTTCTGATTGGTATTGATTACCGACCATCCGCGAATCAAAACAGTTCCGACAGCGCCCGTGCCCTGCACTCCAGTGACCGTGATACTGTCGTTGATTTTGAAGGTAACAGTGCCAACTTGTCCAGTCGCTGAAACCCCAGTGAGCGTCTTAATGACGTTAGCAACTGCGGTTCCGACTGCACCGGTACCAACAACCCCCGTCGGGGATACCCCGCCGTTATAGATGAGCGAAACCGTGCCAACCGCACCGGTTGCGGCGACGCCTGTCGGGATGATGGTTTCATCAACCTTGAAGGTGACGCTACCAACACTTCCCGTTCCAAGCACGCCCGCTGTGGTGAAGTTGACCCGGGGAAGTGTTGTGCCAACCGCACCGGTGCCCTGAACCCCGGTAACCGAAACTGATCTGCCAATCCGTAGGGTTGGCGTGCCAACCGCACCAACACCTTCAACCCCAATCGGGATGATGAAGTCGTTGACGTTGACAAAGAAGTTGCCAATTTGCCCAACGCCCTCAACCCCTGCTGGCGTAAACGCCACCTCTGGGGTAACGGTGCCAATCTGACCGTTTGCCGATACGCCCGTGAGCGTGAACTGAACCTGCGGCGTTGTGGTGCCAACTGCACCGGTACCGGAAACCCCTGTCGGGATAAATGTGACCGAAACGACAAACGATACCGTGCCAACAGCACCTGTACCCTGGACGGAGATGCTGTTCTGACCCCACGGACCAGCGCCCCAGGTATCGGCTCCCCAACCGGAAAGGGGAAAGACTATGCCTTCCCCGCCCCAATTGTTAAAGCCCCAAGGGCGGTCACCCCATCCGGTTGCCACGTCAACTCACTTACGCAATCCGAATGATGGCGGTCGAGGCTGTGGCGGATGGGAACTGGATCGTGAAGTCACCAGACGACACTTGCTGATCACCACCAAACGACAGCACCGCGCAAGCGGGGTCACCCGACGCCGTGTCGTTATAGATGATCGCGCCAGACGTGGTGAACGTGGCCGAGGTCCAAGTGGTGTCCGCAAAGTCGCAGACTGCCGTGGTGCCATCAGCAACCGGCGTAACCGAGGTCAGCGTGTTGCCGCCCGTGGTGTAGCCACTGCCGTTGGGCAATTGGTCGCTGTTGCCGGTCAGGTCGGTGTAACTCGTCGTGGCAGCGCCATAGGTGCCGGTAACGGACGCGGTAGCCTTACCAAGAGCGATCTTGAAGGTATTGCCCGTCGAGGCGGTGAAGTTGTGGACGGCCCTCAAGATTTCTACCTTGAAGGAGGTCGGCATTGCTGTGGTGAATCCGGGCATTTCAAGCCTCCAAAAGTTTTACAAGTTCAGGATGGCCCGCTTCACGGAGCCGGTTTGCAAGAGTCGTATTGTTCGACTGAATTGCACGCTGCATATAGAAGGTCAACACCGCCCGGATATGGTCACGATAGGCGTTGGCCTGATCGCGGATGGCCGGATGGGATTGATCCCCCACATAAATGATTTTGTTCAGAGCCTGCTCTGCAAGTTCGTCAGGCGTAAAGCCGCGATGGCTCACCGAGTGAACCAAAACGGTGCCGACTTCTGCTGATCCGTCTGCTGAAAACATATTAGTTCGATGATCTGATCAAGGCGCTGTTGGCGTCGTTGACCGGCATGACGATGGTGAAGGTGGTGGTCGAGGTCTTGTCTGACCCAAAGTCCAACACGGCGATGGAACGGTTGGCTTTACTGGAGTTGTAGATCAAAGCACACCGTGCTGTAAACGCGCCGGGATTCCACTCCACATTGTCAAAGTCCACAAAGGCCGTGTACCCAGAACTGCTGATGGTCGTGCCGGTCAGCGTCTTGCCACCTGCCACATACCCAGTGCCCGTGATCTCTGCGGTCGTGGTGTAAGCCGTAGTTTCCGCGTTCAGATCCGCATTGGCCGTATACAGCGCGATCTTCAGGACATCCGTCGTGAGATCGTGGATGCCCTGATACAACTCCTTCTTGAAGGAGGTGGTCTGCGTTTGGACGATCGAAGTCATCAGTTGACCTCAACGCGCAGTTGACCGTCGCGGTACGCGTCCATGCGCTGCTTGCCGTCGCCCAGGTTCTTGAGCAGGGCAATAGACTGCATGTACATGCGCTCGTAGAACTGCACCATGTCGGGCTCGCCCTTCATGAACCGAATGGCTTCCACCAAAGCGGCGTTCAGCAGGGCGGAATCGAAGTTGTCGCCCAACCACGTGGTGCCAGTCGGGTTCAACACCGTGTCAGCCATCGACACCGGGTAATAGTAATAGTGGAGTTCCGCCACGAGATTGGCATTGGGCGTCGGCCCAATAATAAACGTCAACTCGTTCACATCGCTCGACTGCGGCCCGAAGATGGCGTAGTGCTTGGGAACTCCCGTGGTAGCCGGATTCGGATATGCCTGCCGGATGAAGTTCACATCCTTGTTCAACAGGTACTCATACGCTCCATCGGCTTTGACGATGGCCAGGGAGTACACCGACAGAAAATCTGACGGGCACTGGAGATACTTGTTTCCCGAGGTCAGCGTACCGGTGACGTTCTTGCGCAGGTTGGCGAGTTGGACCGTGTTGTAGATGCGCTGCTCAGCCTGTTTGGTGAACAGCGCGTACTCGTCCTCAGTGAACGTGTTCTCGCAGATGTCTGCGATGTTGGTCTTCAACTCGGTGTAGTTCATCTACGCCTCACGCACTCAAGCCATCGGGCCTCGTGCCATCGTGCCTTTGGTCGCACAGCCAGTACCACGGATCTTGATGCCCGAAGTCTTGGGTGCGGGGTCGTACCCGTCGCGGTCGATGTTGCCCACGGACATGTTCACGCGGTTAGCCCGCGTGGGCTCCGCCTGAGTACCGTTACCCAGAGCAACTTTGCCGCCCTTCATGGTGTGGGGCTCGGCGTAGACCTCGGCACTGCCGACTTCTTTGCCGCCAACCTTTTTGCTGAACTTTGCCATATCAGCCACCCTTCTTGTAGGTGAACGACGACTTCTTCTGGTTGGCAACCTTTGCCAGTCCACGACCCAACTGTTTCATCTGAAGGTTGGTCTTGCCGCCCTTAGCGAACTTCGTCATGGGCTTGCCAGGGTGCATGGCCTTCTCGTGCTTGTGCACTGCGGAAGCCGCCGTCTTCTTGTCCTGTGCCAGATCTTTCTTGTCCATGATCGACTCCTTACGTCGTTTGGATGGTTACTGTACCAACAGAGGTGGTTGCCACCAAGTAATTTGGCGTCAGACCGACATCACTTGCACGTGCTCCGCCAACCGGATTCCAACCCCACTGAATGTCTCGGGAGCCGCCGGTCGGAAAACCCGCAAACGTTGAGTTCGGATCCAACTCCAAACCGTTGACGCCCGCCGTAATGTACGTATTGTCCTTGCGAGGGTTACGCACCGCTTGGGGGTCATCCACCGGGTACATGCCCAGCAGCAACTGCGGATGGTCGGGATCCCAGCACTCCTGGCAGACCAAGAGATCGTAGATCTTTGTCTTGATGATCTCTTTGCGCAGAACCTTGAGTTTGAACTGCTGTCCACAGCGATCGCACATGGCGATGCTGAACTTGCCAGAGGCGAACCGGTTACCCATTTAGGTATACCCCCCGCCAATAAACATCTGCCGGGGCACAAACCGGATCGCGGCTTTCTCACGATCTTCGTCTGCGGCCAACTGCCAAGCCTCTTCGTACTGTGCCTTGAGCGTGTCCATGCGCTCCAGCGCCTTGGGGATCTTCATGCTCATGTAGTAGGCCAAGCCTGCCACCATGCACGGGATGAACCGGAACGGGACATCCATGACATTGACGCCTTCCCCGGCGTCCTGCGTGCGGCGCAGGCGCCAGTACACGAAGGTATACGTCTGCGTATTGTCCGGGGTGGGCCACACCGTGACCGCCGGGACCTGCTTGATATAGACCGCAGTTCCCTGGGGATGCGACGCCGCCGTCGTGTTCTGCTGCCCACGGGCGCAGTTGTAGAGCGTGTTGCCGCTGATGTAGCCGTAGTAGATCAGTTCGCTGTCGAGCAGGATGAACCCGTTGGCCGGAAGACCAATGGTCGAACTGAGCGTAATCGTGGTTGCGGCAGAAGTAATGAGCGCGGGCAGCGTATAGCCAGTGGGCGAAGTCTGCGCGTTCAGCCGTTGGATCCACACCTGAATGGGGCGGGCCTGTTGCAGTTTGTTCGGGATCGTGGCGTACGTAGAAACGCTGATCCGGGTAATGGTCAGATCAGCCTGATTGTTGCTGCTGTTGGCGCCCGTGCGGATGACGTGCTCAAGCAGGTCCACCGTGTCGTCCGGCAGGGCGTAGGTGTTCTGGCCCTGGACCAGTTGGATCGTTCCTTGTTCGAACGTCCACATGTTCACGCCCCGGTTGGCCCAGTCGGCAAACATGAGGTTAAGGCTACGCCGCGCCGTGCGCAGGTCATAGCCCGTGCGCAGTTCAGCCCCGCAACGCTCGAAGGCTTCCTCCACGATCTCCGTCAGATCGAGGTTGAACGATGCGGTACCGGAAGTGGTCATCTGAATCTCGCGGTTTTCTTAGCGATGGCCTTGGGTTGGGCTACGAACTGCTTGCCGGAGGCTTTGCCTGCTCGTTTTGCTCTGGTTGAGGCGGCGTACTCTTGGGGGGAAAGACTTTTGATCGCAGCCTCTGGAAGATACCTTTCACCCGTGTCAGAAGATCGTTTACCACTTTTTGTCCTCCACTTCTGATCAGTCCAGTTCTTCAGCGACTGCTGAGGCTTCTTAGTCACGATACCCGCCGCCCTTGGCCTTGTACTGCTTGGCAAGCAACTGCGCTTTTCTTGCGCTCCACTGTCCCGCCGCCGTGCCCTGGGTTGCCTGTCCCTTGATTGATTCAAAGAGAGACTTACGCATCCCGGGCTTGGTGTAGTTGCCTGCCTCGTTCACCTTGGACTTGGCCTCACCGCCCTCGGCGTACTCCGTGAAGTCCGTGTCATCGCGCCGAGCCTTACGCTCACCCTTGGGCATCTTGGATGGGAGCATGGCCCCCATCCCGCGACTGGGCATCATGTCAGCACTTCCCGCCCATCATCTTGCCGCCCTTGGCCATTTTGACCATGGTGCCCTTGGTCTTGCCCTTGACAGCAACGCCGTCACGGCTGGGAGCAGCGGTCTTCACGGCGCCCATCTTGGCAGTAGTCATGCCCTTCTTCTGCATGACGCCGCCACCCATAGCCATTTTCTTCATGCCCTTCATGTCGGACTCCTTGTTTGGAAATTTGCGGCCTTTGTCGGCCTGAATGAACTCTTCCCCTACGGATGTAGGGACACCTACCTTCTTGGCGAACTTGGGGTTTGACGCCACCGCCGCCATGAATCTGTGCTGCTTACCGCTACTGCTCGGCATTGTCTTTCCCCTTGCGCCCCACCATCCGTTGTACGGTATCGGTTTCCCAAATGCGGATCCCAGTCCACACGATCGTGAAGATGGCGGCTACAGACGGAAGCATTTCGACAAGCGTTCCAACGACGGTGACGATAGACAGAACATCGCCAACCGACTTAACAACTTCAGCGTTATCCGGTCTCATGTCAGCAGTTCCATGCCCTCAAGGACTTGTTGATCCGGCTGTTCGGGTCATTGGCGGTCTTGGCGCTTGTCAACTTCTTCTTCATGCCCTTCATCCGAGCACAGAAGGAGTCGCGCCGAGGTCCGCCCTCCGGTTGAGGAGCCTTCAGACCCGGTTTCCCAGGATTGGCGCGGTTGTAGGAGGCGCGGCCTTTGGCGTTCAGTCCGCCGCTCTCCGACTTGCCTTCCTTGCGCTGCCATGCTGGGCTCTTAGCCATAGAACGCCACCGCACTCACACCGGCAGCGCAGGTGACGATTGCGCTCGTTTGGCACAACACGCCCTCGCCGGGGATAAGAATGTTGATGGGGCCCGCCGACGTGGCCGTGTACGTGAACAGAGTCGTAGACCCGTCCGCCACAGCCACCGTAGCACCGGCTGTAACCGCGCTGACCGCCAGACTCTTGACGCGAGTTCGACCGTTGTAGATCGTCGTCGCAGCATTGGCAGCGCAGGTTGCGCCTTTAACGTCGGTTTGCATCATGGTGATGCGCTCCTATTAAGCGACAACCGCCAGACCAGTCTTGATGTCAATCCAACTGGAACCTTTGCCGAAGCAAACGGTACCTGCGTTGGTGTTGGCATTAGAGACATAGATCAGACCGCCAACCACAACAGTGGGCAGAGCAGTCGTGGTGTAAGCCGGGAGAACGGCCATGCCGGTGGTGGTACCGGTCACGTTGCCCGTGACGTTGCCCGTGACGTTGCCCGTGAGAGCGCCAATGAAGCCGTTGTCAGAGGCTACCGGGCCGGAGAAGGTAGTGCGTGCCATTGAAGGCTCCTCAAATTGCGCTTGCTGTCTGTGAGGTCAGTCCGCCAAGCCGGTCAGCAAGCAGTTGGAGATCTTGGGACTGGTGAGTTTATACACCCGCCACGGGAAAAAGAAAAGGGGGCCGAAGCCCCCTTTTCGTAGAACCACTTAGGCTCCGGGCGAACCGAAGATACCCAGCGGATCCGAGACGCCGAACGAATAACGCTCGCGGGCCTTGTAGCGCACGTTGCCGGTGTCGAAGTCCCCGTCCATGGACGTAGACATCGGGGTACGGACAAAGTGCTTCAGGCCGTTGGGCACGTCCGTGGTCAGGAACCACGCGTTCGTGTCGGTCAAGAAGTGGTTAACGGTATAACCCTCGGGGATCGAACCGTTGTTCTTCAGGGCGTTGATGTCGTTGTCGGCGGTAGCCACGCGCAACTCGGTTTCGAGCAGGCGGGTTGCCACGAACATCAGAGCCGGGGGAACAATCAGTTTCCGGGGCTTGGCAGCGATCAGCAGACCGCGTTCATCCGTCCAACCAGCGATCTGAATGACGGCGTTCTCAAGAGACGTTTCATTCAGGTCAGCAGCCACCGTGGGGCGGTTGCTGTTGGTGCCACCAGAGATCAGGGGGTGCGCGGTCGAGAACAGGCTCACACCGTCGCCGTAGGTCACGGCGGAGTTGAAACCGTTGTTCAGAACAGCAGCAGCCTTGACCTGCTTGGTGTAGGCCATCGCACGAGCCAGAGCCTTGGTGTACCGGGACGACAGGGAGTCGTACAGGTTGTCCTCGATCGCCTCTTCGGTGATCGAGAAGCCCATGGCGATGGTTTCGTGGTTGTAGCGGGCAGTCCAGGCTTCCTGCGCGTTGTCATACGCAATGGCCTGACCTTCCGGCTTGACGGGTGCGGCGCTGAAGCCGGAGAGTTTCGTCTCCTCTTCAAACGAACGCTCAGAGGTCTCCGTTTCGTAGATCTCTTTGTGTTCTTCGCCGTAGCGGGCGTACTCCAGACCAAACAGCGCGTTCAGGCCGGGCAGGAGTTCCTTCAGTAGTTGGGCACGAGAAATTGCCATTTTGAATTACTCCTTACGCGAGCGCCGTAGCGAATTGGTACGAGTGCCAGCCTTGGTTCCACTTCACCAGGACTTCAGGGAAGCCGGTAAAGGTGAAACTGCT